GTAAAAGTCCCGGTATTGTTCCAACCCTAAAGGTGACAAGTTCGCGTTGGGCTCTTGGCGCCAGTGGAACATTGTTTTGACAAAGGAGCGCCTCACAGCCATTCTGTGTCGACGGCTTGTGAGCATGGCCTCCTTTTGTGCCAATTCTAACACCTTTTTGAGAAGGGGTGTGGCGATCGGACAATTCGAGTAATAGTTGAGCAGACCCTCAGCCACCGCAGCTGCGTGAATTGCAGCATCCTTGCGACTGAGCATCGGTACTCTCCCATTCCCCCCTGCAATGTACTTGGTAAACGATCTCTGAAAGATTCGTCCCATGTTCGGCAGGGCTACAAGACCACCTTCTTCGCTGCAGTAGAAGCGATTCTGAAGGAACGTGGCTTGATGGATGTCTGTCCCACAATCCAAAAAAGTGGCGGGCAGGCCTATCATGTTAAAGGCCTCCTGTCCCGCCAAGTAAGCTTTCCCGACTTCGCCTCTACACAAGAAGAGGTTGTCGTCGCCCAGCAGGTTCATGCTGAAGGAATGAGTGGTAAACCACTTCTCCACACTGGCTTCGTCGCTGCCCAACAGCAGTACCGAAACTTGCGCTAGGAAATTGACCAGGGTATTTCCAATTGAGGTATTTGGATCACCTGAGCGCCTGCGTGCGATTCCTGAATATGCGAGCTTACTGCCATCACCGAAACCGTAGATTGCTCCACGAGTCTCCAACTGTGTGGTGATGCCTTTCCATACGTATTTTGGCAATTTTCGGCCGAAAAGATGTTTGTAGCACCACTCCTCAAACTCCAGCAACTGCTTGTGCTGATGGGAGTCGAACTTGGAGAAGTCAGACTCAAAGACGCGCACACAACCGGCATCGATCTTTGAATCTATCAAACTACAAACACCCTCACGGTTAAGACACGTGTAGTTAACGGGCGAGTTTTCACCGTTCCACACAGCTTTGATGGCCTTAGTGGCACCAAAAACCCATGGCCCTATGAGAGCGTTGTACTCATCACCACCTCCCTGAATGAATCTCTCAAGATACGTCTTCGC